ATCAGTCAAAAGGATTTTGAGAAGCTGTGCGGCCTCCAATGCACCAAGGAGGAAATCTGCGGCTTTTTCGATGTGACCGACAAGACCCTGGAGCGGTGGTGCAGACGCACCTACAAGCTGGGTTTTTCCGAAGTTTTTGCACAAAAGCGCGGTGCGGGTAAAATATCCCTCCGCCGGAGCCAGTTTGAGCTTGCCAAGAAGAACGCCAACATGGCGATCTGGCTGGGCAAGCAATACCTGGATCAGCGGGAGCCGGACAGCCGGAACGACGGCAAGCCCCAGGGCGCGGAGAACAATCTGCTGTCGGCTATCATGGGGGCCGGGGAGGTAGACACGGATGATTTACCAGAGGTTGAGTAAGCGCCAGCTGCTGGCTATGCTCTGGTGGCAACAGCCCCGGTTCCGGGACCGTGACGCCCTGGTGTGTGACGGGTCAATCCGTTCCGGCAAGACCGTGTGCATGACCGTCGGCTTCGTCCTCTGGAGCATGGCCACGTTCAGCGGCCAGAAGTTCGCCATATGCGGCAAGACCATCGAAAGCCTGCGCCGAAACGTGATCCTCAATCTGCGGGACTGGGTCCCGCCGGATTTGACCATTGTGGAGAAGCGGGCGGAGAACAAGCTGGTCATATCCGACGGCACCGGGCGGGAGAACACCTACTTCCTGTTCGGCGGGCGGGACGAGTCGTCCTATATGCTGATCCAGGGCATCACCCTGGCGGGGGTCCTCTTGGACGAGGTGGCCCTGCAACCCCAGTCCTTTGTAGAGCAGGCCCTGGCCCGCTGCTCCATTGAGGGGAGCAAGTTTTGGTTCAACTGTAACCCGGAAGGCCCCGAACATTGGTTTTACAAAAACTGGGTGGAGGGCAACAAGCCCAAGGAAAAGAACGCCCTCCATCTGCATTTCACCATGGACGACAACCTGGCCCTGCCTCAGCGTATCCGGGAGCGGTACGAGGGTATGTATTCCGGGGTGTTCTATGACCGCTATATCCGGGGGCTGTGGGTGGTGGCCGAGGGCCTGATCTATACCATGTTCAACAAGGACTTCCACGTTGTCCCGGCTATCCCCCGGCCCTATGACCGCTATTACATCAGCGTGGACTACGGCACCGCCAATCCCACCAGCATGGGCCTGTGGGGCCGGGCTGACGGGGTATGGTATCGGATGCGGGAGTATTACTACGACAGCCGGAAAGAGGGCCGCCAGCATACGGACGAGGAGTATTACACGGAGCTGGAGAAGCTGGCCGGTGATCTCCCCATCCGGGGTGTGATCGTGGACCCGTCGGCGGCTTCCTTCCTGGAAACCATCCGGCGGCATGGGCGCTTTCATGACATCAAGGCGTCCAACGCCGTGTTGGACGGTATCCGGGATGTGGCCACCCAGCTCCAAACTGGGCGGCTGTTCATCTGCGAGGGCTGCGCGGACTGCATCCGGGAGTTCGGGCTGTACCGCTGGGACGAAAAAGCCCCCGGCGGCGACAAGCCTATCAAGGAGAACGACCACGCCATGGACGACGTTCGGTATTTTGTCCACCGCATTTTTGCGCCGGACATTTTCAGTTTTTAGGGGGTGCAATTATGCAAACCGTGGATATTCTGGGGACGCGGTACACCATCGCCGTCAAGAGATACGACGAGGACGAGGTTTTTTCGCGCCGGTCCATTGACGGCTATTGCGACAGCTGGACAAAGGAAATCGTTGTTTGCGATATGGCGACCTATAAGGGCTGGGAGCATGAGCAGCCCGGCACCGTGGCGGCGGCGCAAAAAGAAACGCTCCGGCATGAGATCGTCCATGCCTTTTTCAACGAGAGCGGCCTGGCGGACAGCTCCAGCACCGTGGAGGGGGCCTGGGCCAAGAACGAGGAAATGGTGGACTGGATTGCGCTGCAAGGTCCCAAATTGTGCGCCGCCTGGAAAGAGGCGGGGTGCCTGTGAGGTGAGCGGCTATGGTAATTTTGAATTTGCGGGATGATTGCGTGGCCCGGACGGCCACCAACTTCCGCCGGGGCATGACTGACAAGCGGTTCCTGGAGCTGGAGATCACCGCCTGGCTGGCCTCCCCGGAACGCAAGCGGCAAATCAACGGGGAGCTGTACTACGACGGGAAGCAGGCGGTCTTGGGCCGGAAGCGCATGGCCCTGGACGACGACGGCAAGCTGAAGGAGCTGAAGCACCTCCCCAACAACCGCATGGTCAACAATCAGTATGCCAAGATGGTGGACCAAAAGACCAACTACTCCTTCGGACGCCCGATTTCCTTCGATACGGAGAACGAGCAGTATGCCCAGGCGCTGAACGACGTCCTGGGCGCTCGGTTCCGGCGGCTGCTCCGGGCCGTGGGCGAGGGGGCGTGGGTCGGCGGTAAGAGCTGGGTGTATCCGTACTATGAGGCCGGGGAGCTGGCCTTTAAGCGGTTCCCGGCGGATGAAGTGTTGCCGTTCTGGGCCGACGCCGACCATACGATCCTGGACGCTGCGGTCCATGTCTACATGGTCCAGGAGTACGACGAAACGGAGCAGGCCAAGGAAGTGGTCAAGGTCGAGGTCATGCACGGGGGCGGGGTGGATTGCTTCATCCGCAAGGACGACGGCACCCTGATCCCGGACGACTACGCCCGCTCCGGCCCCTACATCACCGAAACGGACGAGGGCAGCGGGGAGGCCAAGACCTACAACTGGGAGCGCATCCCCCTGGTCTGCTTCAAAAGCTCCCACCATGAGCTGCCGCTGCTGTCCAGGGTGAAGTGCCTCCAGGACGCCTACAACGACGTCCTCTCCAATTTTGCCAATCAGATGGAGGAGGACGTACACAGCACCATCCTGGTTATTCGGAACTATGACGGGGAGGACCTGGGCCGGTTCCGTCACAACCTGGCCACCTATGGGGCCATCAAAGTGCGGTCCTATGAAAACACGGAGGGCGGGGTGGACACCCTGACGCTGGAGGTCAACGCGGAGAACTTCAAAACGCTGCTGGCCTTGCTGAAGGACGCCATCATAGAAAACGCCCGTGGCTATGACGCCAAGGACGAGCGCATGAGCGGCAACCCCAATCAGATGAACATTCAGTCCATGTACTCCGACATCGACCTGGACGCCAACGGCATCGAAACCGAGTTCCAGGCCGCCTTTGAGGAATTGCTGTGGTTCGTCAACAAGCACCTGGCCAACACGGGCAAGGGCAGCTTCGAGGGCACCGAGGTCAAAATCACATGGCCAACACAGGCAAGGGCAGCTTCGAGGGCACCGAGGTCAAGGTCATTTTTGACCGGGACGTTCTGATCAACGAGACCGAGGCCATCAACAACTGCAAGGCGTCGGTGGGTATCCTCTCCAATGAAACCATCGTGAAAATGCACCCCTGGGTCACAGACCCGGAGGAGGAGCTGAAACGGCTGAAGGAGGAAAAGGAGGAGGAGGCCGCCGCCGATCCATACCGGGCCGCCTTTGAGGCCACCCGTGGAACAGGCGGAGCGCCCGGCAAGGGTACACCGCCCGTGAAGGACGGTGAGGGCGATGGCAAGGCAGAATAACCCCGCCTACTGGTCCCAGCGCATGAAGCTGATGGAGGATGCGCTGAAAGACCGCTCGTTTTCCTATGTGGAGAACATGGAGCGCCAATTTATGGCCGCCCAGGCGGAGGTGGAGCGCCAGATCGCCGTATGGTATCAGCGGTTCGCCGCCAACAATCAAATCTCCCTGGCCGACGCCAAACGGCTGTTGACCGCCGGGGAGCTGGCAGAGTTCCGCTGGACCGTGGGCGAGTATATCGCCTATGGTCAGCAGAACGCCATAGACGGGGCCTGGATGCGCCAGCTGGAGAACGCCAGCGCAAGGGTCCACGTTTCCCGTCTGGAGGCCATCAAGCTCCAAATCCAGCAGCAGGCCGAGGCGCTATACTCCAATCAGCTGGACCTTGTGGACGCCGCCGCCCGTGAAATGTACCTGGGCAGCTACTACGGCACCGCCTTTGAGCTTCAGCGGGGCCTTGGGGTGGGCTGGACCATGCAGGCCATCAACGAGGCGACGATTGCAAAGGTCCTCTCCAGGCCCTGGACGGTGGACAATAAGACCTTCCGGGACCGCTGCTGGACCAACAAGCAAGCCCTGGTGAACAGCGTCAACACCCAGCTCACGCAGATGATCATACGGGGCGAGGCCCCGGACAAGGCCATCGCCGCCATTTCCCATCAGTTCAAGGTGGGCCGGGATAAGGCGGGCCGCCTGATCATGACGGAGGCCGCCGCCTTCTCCAGCGCCGCCCAAAAGGACAGCTTCACGGAGCTGGGGGTGGAGCGGTTCAAGGTCGTGGCCACCTTCGACAAGGACACCTGCGACATATGCGGGGCTATGGACGGCCAGGTTTTCAAAATGTCGGAGTATCAGGTGGGCCTCACCGCTCCGCCGTTCCATCCCTGGTGCCGGTGCTGCACCTGTCCCTACTACGCCGACATGGCGGACCTGGGGGAACGCTGGACCCGTAACCCGGACGGCACCACCGCCAAGGTGCCCGCCGATATGGGCTTCGACGAGTGGCGTCAGAAGTTCGTTCAGGGGGCGGGGCCGGGTTTGACACCGCCCCAGGCCGGTGGTACAATACCAGCACCAGCCCCGGCACCCACCCCGGAGCAGCAGCATTTTTCCACCGCCGTCCGGGGTATGCCCGGCATGACCCAGGACTACGGCGACGCTCTGGAGGCCCGTTTCGCTACCGGCACCCAGGCAGGGCAAAGCGCCTTTGCAAAGCACGTCCCGGCTGGTTCCGTGGCGGATGGGGCGCACAGCGGGACGGCCTATTTTAGTTCCCTGAAGCAAAAGGTGTATATGAACTTTGCCGACGACCTGACCAACGTCCGGGGAGCCGGGGCCACGTTCTTCCACGAACACGGCCATTTTATCGACTTCATGTCCTGCGCCGGGACCGGCTGGACCTCTCTCCAGACCCCGGCCTTCGGGGATGCGCTGCGGGCTGACTTCGATGCCTATATCAAGGGCATTATGAAGCAGCAGAAAATCACGAAAACGGCGGCCTACTCGGTGATCTCCAAGGAGGTCACGCCGGATCAGTACAGCGCCATTTCTGACCTGATGGGCGGGCTGTCCCGCAACAAGGCCCGTGGTAACTGGGGCCATCCCACAAAATACTGGAATGGCTACGGGGCGCTGGAGCTGGAGGCGTTTGCTCATATGTACGAGGCGCAGTTCAACCCGGCCCGGTATGCCCTGATGCAGAAGTATTTCCCCAGCGCCCTGACTGAATTTGAAAACCTGTTGAATGGGGTGATTTGATGCGATACCAGGATTTTAGAGCGGACGAGAAGCTGACGGCTGCCGCCGCCGTCTACACGGCCCAGCACGGCGGCGGCTTCTACGGCGGGGAGCCGGACGGCGGCCTGGTGTATGAGCTGGAGGACGGCGAGGCGGCCTATATCCCCCCGGAGGGGGCGGACGTCGCCCAGGTGCTCCGGGACCTCCGAAGCGGCAAACCGCTCTCGGAGCTGTGGTCGGAGCTGGAGTATGACCCGGACAACGCATACTGATGATTAGAGCATCGTGCAGGCGCACGGTGCTTTTTTCATACCCAAATTACCGCTGGCCCGGCGGATAAAAATGGGGCCGCTGCCATACGGGGACAGGCCCGACAAAAAGGACGGCAGCAGGAAGGAGTCAGACATGAAATTGCAGTGGATCAAAGACATCCTGGGGGACGCCTACACGGAGGAGCTGGACGCCAAGGTTAGCGCCGCCCTGGGGGAGCGGTTTGTTTCCCGCTCCGACTTCAATGCGAAAAACAGCCGCGTCACCGAGCTGGAAACCCAGGTGGGCCAGCTGGAGGAGCAGGCCAAGACCCACGCCACGTCGCTGGCCGATCTGAAAAAGCTCACCGGCGACAACGAGGCCCTGACCAAGAAGATCGGGGAGCTGGAGGAGCAGGCCAAGACCGACAAGGCCGCCTATGAGAAGGAGCTGGCCCAGGTCAAGCTCGTGGCCGCCGTGGACGCCGAGCTGACCGCCGCCGGGTCCAAGAACAACACCGCCGTGCGGGCCGTTCTGGCCGACTTCCTGGCGGGGGCCAAGATCGTGGACGGCAAGGTCACCGGCAAGGTGAACGGCGAGAGCGTCAC